ATACGAGATAGAAAGAGTAATTACTTTTAACAATAGCAAAGGTAATTTTAGAAAGATACTAGACACCAACTATAAAGCTAACAGAAAAAAACAAGAATATCCTAAGTTACTATTTGAGATGCACGAACATATACAAGAGATATATAGTACAAAAAGTTCTTATGGCATAGAGACAGATGATTTAGTAGCAACTTACTGGAAAAAACTTACAGACGAGTTAGGACACAACAATGTAATAATAGTATCGCTTGATAAGGATTATAAACAGCTACCTTGCCTTATGTATAACTATCACTACAAACACCAAGAGATAATAGATATAAGTCCTTACGAGGCTTTATATAACTTCTACGAACAAATGATAGTTGGAGATTCAGCAGACAATGTAAACTACTGTAAAGGTTATGGTAAAGCATACGCAAAGAAACTATTTAAGAATTGTAACACACGTTATCAATTTACAAAAAAAACATATGAGTTATTTAAAACAATATATAAATCAAAAGCAAAATTAAAATACATACAATGTTATAATCTTTTAAAACTAAGAACATGAGTAATATATTAAACAAAGCAAACGAAATTATTAATTTAAGATCAGAAGAAAAAGAAAGGACTTACGGGCCATTTTCTGAAGGTATGAAAAGAGCTGCTATGATAGCATCAGGCGCAACAGGTAAAGACATAACTACCGAAGACATGTATATGTGCATGGTTGCGTTAAAGCTATCTAGAGAGTCTTATAATCACAAGGAAGATAACCTGCTCGATGCTGTTGCATATTTAGGAGCATTAAATAATTTACACAATGAAATATAATTCTTGTATGATTAATCTACTTGGTAACGTACCAACTAGAATGAATTCACATAACGCTGGTTGGACTCATTGTCTAAAAAGTATTGCTAGTAGCAAATCAAACTATAATATAGAATTAATTAATGAACCAGAAAGAATACATGAATTTACAACTGTTATTATTAACAACGGAATAAATTACAAGAAAGATGTATGGAATTTTTTTGGAGGTGTACAACAAAAAACTTTAGATTATTTACATGAGTTAAATAAGTACAAAGGATTATTATTTACATTTAACGAGCCAATTGATTTTAGATCATTATTAAAAAGAAAAGAAATAACAACTATTCCAAGTAAACAGGTATTTTGTGGAAGCACTATCGATAATAAGTTAATATTAGGAGATTCTCATTCGTTATCTATTTACAAACCAGGCTGGGGAATAAATAGACTCGACGGTAAAACATTACATGGTTTTTTAAAAGAACCTTACAAGTATTTTAATAAAGAAAATACCACCGATTTAACTTTGTATTTTGGTAATATAGATATTAGATTTCATTTGATGCGTCAACCAAACCCAGAGCAAGCGGTTTTATTGTTAGTTAATAGATTGTTAAACTTTATTGCAGAAATAAGTCCAGATATTAATGTAACTATTCAAGAGTTATTACCTATTGAAGATGAATCAAGAAAAATACCCGGTTCAGGAATGTATAAAGGACAACCATTTTATGGTATTAAAGAAGAAAGACAAAATTTAGTTAACTTATTTAATATACTAATTAAAGATTCTATTGATCATAATCATCCATATAAAGTACAAAAGATGTGGTTAGATTACCCATTACATTTTAACTGTATGGAAGCAAGACAATCTGTACACATTAGACCAGATTATTATTTACATAAAAACACTTTTATAAATGATACAAGAGTTCCAACGTTATTATAGTAAAGCAAAGTTAAATCAAGAAAGATTATATCAAGGATACGATTGGTGTAAAGAAGATATTAATGACGATTTAATATGGCATGTTCCTATCTACGATGTAGTAAATAGAAAATATGCTGCTTTTAGTAGTTTGTTAGAAGCAATAGACAAAAAAGAATTAGATCCTAAAGGCAACGGAAATTACTTTAAAGAACATAAAATAGAAAAAGATAACTTTATTTACTTATCTTATTTATTTAGATTATGCGGATCAGGTATTAATTATAAGCCAAAAAACATTCTACCTTACGGCAGTCATGGTTTTGGAAATTTTTGGATAGTACAAGAATTATTATTAAAAAGATACGATATTGCTGATTGGGTAAATAATATACCTGATAAAGGTTTTTGCGATGTAAAAGGATATTTATTACCTATGATAAAAAAAGGCTTAAGAAATTTTATAGTAGAAGACTCTGTAAATTTAGTTGACGATATAATAAATGAAGTGCAACAAGGTGGTTATTCTATAACTGATGTAGTTGATTTAGGAAATCATTGGTTAAGATCAAGAGGTTTTAAAAGACAAACTTTTGTTTTAACTGCTTTTGCTATGGATTTAGCTGAGTATTATCCTAACCTTGTAGACCAAGACAGTGATGTATACGTAGGTTCTAATGCGTCTAAATGCTTAAAGATGATATTACCTAAGATGAAAAAAAACGAAGCTTTACGCTATCTTTGTCAAATAACAGGAAACTATTCTAAGCCTTATGACATGGAAGATGTTGCTTGTGATTTTATAAGATATATTGATAATTTCCAAAGTAAACATCATATAGAATATAATAACGGAATAAAATATTATAACAATGTTTCTAAATAAACAAACTTACATAGAAAATAAAGACTTAAATAAATATACTTTAGAAAAATATTTAAGTGTTACAAGTGATTTTAAATCTTCATTTAAACCATTTGTAGTTAAAGAAGTAAATGGATTTAACGTAATTGATGAGTCAGAAGCATGTAGTGTAGGATATAAAGCCAGATCAGCAGAGTTTTTAATGCAGCAACTGCAAGAGTTAAATGTTAAACACATAATATATGTACAACCTAGAAGAGGTTACGCAGGTATTTCTTTAGCTTGGTTATGTAAAGAGTATAATATGAAGTTAACATTAATAATGCCAGCTTCAAAAGAAGTTAGTGATCATCAAGCTCTTTGTATTGAGTTAGGTGCAGAAGCTAAATTTGTTAGAATAGCTGCTATGCCAAACGCTAATAAGTATGCAAAAGAATATGCTGACAACATAGGTGCATTTTTTATTCCATTAGGATTAAATCACCCACATGTTATTGCTGGAGGAGTAAGAGTTGTTTATGATTTCTTTAAACATAACAAACATCCTGAGACAATGTGGAGCGTAATTAGTACAGGCGTTTTACAAAGATCTATGCAAATAGCTTTACCTGATACAAAATTTAAAGCAGTTGCTGTTGCTAGAAATATACAGCAAGGAGAATTAGGTCGTGCTGATTTTTATAGTTATCACAAACCTTTTAATAGTCTTTCAGATTTAATACCAGATAAATTTAATTGCGAATCAAGTTATGATTCTAAAGGATGGCACTATATGTGTAAATATGGAAAACAAGGAGATTGGTTTTTTAGCGTAGCTGGTAATGCTAATAAACCTACTATTAATAAACTTAAAATTAATTCTTATAGAGATTGGAATGATTTAAAAGATTTAAAAATATTATTACAATAAATATGGCAAGAACACTATTTAAAAACGCAGATCAAGCTTATGCTTATCAACTTAATAGAATATTAATTGACGGCGTAGATTTTGATGACACTAAAGCTTTATTCAATGTAGGTTTTACAATTGCAAACCCTATGGATAATCATATCACAAACAAAGAACGTAAATGGAGCTTAGAATATGCTGAAGCAGAATGGGAATGGTATAAGTCAGGCGATCGTAGCATAGACAAGCTAGGCGAGATCTATGGAAAGATACCACCTATATGGGAAAAAATGGCTGACAATAACCGAAATGTTAATTCAAATTATGGTTATCAATGGCAACGTAATAATCAAATAGACTATGTATGCGCTAAGCTTAGACAAAACTCTAATACTAGACACGCGGCAATAAGTATATATGATGCTAAAGAATGGGGATCATATACAAAAGATACTCCATGTACGTACGCGGTACAGTTTACAATACTGGACAATAAGTTAAACATGTCAGTTCTGATGCGTTCTAATGACATCTGGTACGGTTTCTGTAACGATCAATATCAATTCTCAATGTTACAACAGTTTGTTGCTAAGAGATTATCTATTGAAATAGGCACGTATTATCACTTTGCACACAACTTACATTTATATAATAACATAAAAAATAAAATAACATGAAATTTAACGAAATAAGAAATTGGGCCAAAGATAAAGGCATATTAGACAAGGGAGATGTAAAAACACAATACATAAAACTTCAAGAAGAATGCGGAGAGTTAGCAGAAGCAATACTAAAACAAGACAAATTAGAAATGTCAGACGCAGTTGGAGATATTATCGTAGTATTAACTTCTTTATCTGAACTTGGAGGATTTAAAATAGAATCAGCAATAGAAGGTGCTTGGCTAGAAATAGCAAACAGAAAAGGTAAAATGATAAATAACAACTTTGTAAAAAACACAGACCACATAATAGCAGGAACAGAATGAGAACATATTTAGCAAAAATTAAAATACCAGATAACTTAAAAAAGCAATCAGTAGGTTATATAGGCGAAAAAGTATTTGAACACTGGTTTAAAGTAAATTACAATGATGAACAATTATTTAAACAAAAAGCTGATAGAGATTATAACAAAATAGATTACGCTGATGAAAAAGGTTTTAAATATCAAGTTAAAACAACAAGTAAAAAATCTTATACATTTAATTGCTCTATAGATAAAATAAAAAACCATTTAACTAGTGATTATTATATTTTTGTACAATTAAAAAATAACTACGCATACATAGAAAACTTTAGAACAAAACAATATATATTAGATAATATTATACAAAGCTTTAAATACAAAAACTCTTCGTACATTAAACCAGAGAATTTATTGCAAGAGGTATTATCTATATGAAAAAAAAAGATAAGGATTTAGTTAAAGAGTTTTACAACCTAGCATTATATGATTACGAAAAAGGTACAGACTTAGAAGAACTAAAGATTATCTTAAATGATTATGAAGATAAACAAATGTATTTACAATGTGCTGGTATTAATTTAGCAATACAATACATAGAATTTTTAATATACTTAGAAATAATAAAACACATAAACGAAATAAATGACAACTCAACAAATTAAACAGTTAATAGAAACAGAATTAAACATAGAGATAAATGCTAAAAGTAGAAAACGGAAAAATGTTTATGCAAGAGCTATATACTTCAAAATATGTAGAGATAGAACACACCTATCTTTAAAAGAAATAGGAGATACACTTAAATTAAATCACGCAACAGTATTACATGGTATTAAAAATGTTTTCCCTACATTTGAAAGATATAACCCAGAATACATAGAAGTATATAGAAAAATAAAAAACAGTGATGAATACATACCTGTAGAAGATAGATACAATACATTAAAAGAAGACTACTATAAATTACAAAGCAAATACGATAGTATCAAAGATGCTAAAACAAGAAAAGAATACAACTCTTTAGTTAAAATAATAAAAGAAATACCTGAAGAAAAACTAGACATAGCTAACCTAAGAATTGATGCGATGGTTAGAATGCTAAAGACTTAATAATAACAAAAACACAATATATTTGTTATATAAAAAATAATTGAACTCAAAATTATTCAAATATGGATGGAAGGAAAAATAACGGTGGTCATTCAAACGGTGGTAGAAAACCAAAAGCCGAAGAGGTAAAGTTAATTGAAAGACTAACACCATTAGAACCTAAGGCGTATGAAGCTCTTAAAAAAGGAATAGAATCTGGAGAGTTTAAGTTTATACAAATGTTCTATCACTATTATGCAGGCAAACCAAGAGAAACAAAAGACATCACATTAAATACAGAGCAACCTTTATTTAATATTATTGATTGATGTTTGTAGTAACAACTGCAATTAAAAAACTTCTTAAACTTAAGAAACGTAAAAAGATAGTTCAAGGTGGAACATCTGCTGGCAAGACGTTTGGCATACTACCTATTCTTATAGATAGAGCTTTAAGATCATCTAATCTAGAAATAAGCGTAGTTAGTGAAAGTATACCACATTTACGTAGAGGTGCGTTAAAAGACTTCTTAAAGATTATGATGATGACTAATCGTTATAACGACGTACAGTATAATAAGTCAATGCTAAAATATAAATTTGCTAACGGCAGTTACATAGAGTTCTTTAGTGTTGAATCAGCAGATAAATTAAGAGGTGCTAGAAGACACACACTATATGTAAACGAAGCTAACAACATTCCTTACGAAGCATACAACCAATTAGCAATAAGAACATCTGGAGAAATATGGATTGACTTTAACCCTACCTCATCATTCTGGGCACATACAGAACTACAAGGCAAAGAAGATGCAGACTTTATTAAGCTTACGTATTTAGACAACGAAGCATTGCCAGAAACAATTATAAATGACATAGAGAAAGCTAAAGACAAAGCAAAGACATCTACTTATTGGAACAATTGGTGGAATGTATATGGACTAGGAGAGATAGGTAGTTTAGAAGGTGCATGTATTAAAGACTGGAAACCAATTGATCTACCAGACGAGGCAAGACTACTTTGTTACGGTATGGATTTTGGGTATACTAACGACCCTTCAACCCTAATAGCACTTTACAAGTATAACAACGCTTACATATTTGATGAGGTAATATATCAAAGAGGTTTACTTAATAGTCAGATAAGTAACTTACTTAAAACACACGAAGTAAAAGAAATCATATATGCAGATTCAGCAGAGCCAAAGAGTATTGCAGAGTTATCAAGCTATGGTCATTTAGTATTACCAGTAAAGAAAGGTAAAGACTCAATAGTGTACGGAATAAACCTCATCAATCAAAATGAAATATACATAACTAATAGAAGTCATAACTTAATTAAAGAACTACAGAACTACATTTGGTTAAAGAACAAAGAAGGCGAAACACTTAACAAACCAATAGATGCTTTTAATCATTGTATTGATGCGATGAGGTATGCTATCACTTCACAATTAGAGAATCCTAATAAGGGTCAATATTACATTTACTAAATGTTAAAATTTTGTTAAAATTTAATAGACATAGTTGTTAATAATTAAATATGTTGTATATTGTAGTATAATTAAAAACAAAAAAATGAAACAATTAAAACACTACTTAACATTAACTTTCTTCTCTTTTATATTATTAGTCGGAAGTGTATTATTACTATCATTAGAATCTATTATACATAACTTAATTTTTTAAATGATTATTACAATAGTTTTGTTTATATTGTTTAAATGACATTAAACGTAAGAGAAGCTATGAGCTGGTGTTTTAAAAATGATATTAAAATCATAATAAAACCATTATCTAAAACAGGAAAACCAGACGCTATAATAGAGATACATAGAGAAGGTAAAATACAAATAGGAAATGAAACATACAGACAAGATAAAATATTACATAAAAAAATAGAAGAATTATATTTATATTTACATAAGACATTAAGATAATTTTAGTTGATGGTTAGTTGAAAAGAGGGTTGCTTTATACAAAGTAATCCTTTTTTTGTTATATAAAAAAATAGTATATGCAAGTAGAAGTATCTGTTCCTAGTTCTTTAAGAGAGGTTAAACTTAAAAACTATCAAGAATTAGCAATTAAAGAAAATCCAGATAATGATGATATGCTTAAATGCATTCTAAATATTAATACTAAAGAATTAGGCAAGATAAAAGATAAAGATGTAGATAATCTACTACTAATTATTAATAAGCTCTTTGATAAAAAATATGAGTTTATTCCTACGTTTAAAATGAAGGGTGTTTTATACGGATTTATTCCAAAGCTAGATGATATTACCTATGGAGAAAATAAAGATGTTACAAGCTACATAAACGATTGGGGAAATATGCATAAAGCTATGGCTGTTCTTTTCAGACCAGTAAAGCAAAAGTTAAACTCTAAATACTTAATAGAAGATTATGAGGGAAGCCACAAGTATAGTGAGATGATGAAAAACATGCCACTTGATGTAGCGCTTGGAGCGATGGTTTTTTTTTGGAATTTAACAAACGCATTGCTGAACTCTATACCGAATTATTTGGAGAAGGAGATCAAACAGGCACAGATGCAAGG